AATCCAGTTCAATGACAGATAAACCCAAAAGAGTCCAACCCCTACGAGGGGCGACTGAGCCGAGGGTTCACAGCCCACTTCTCAAAGGTAAATCTAGAGCTGGTGAAGTTCTGGAAATGATTGATCGTCTGAAGATGGACAAGCTGATGCCATATCAGGAATTTGTTCTCAAAGACATGATGGCTGTCGATAAGAAGAATAACTATCGCAGGCGTACCGCACTCTTGCTTATTTCACGTCAAAACGGCAAAAGCCATCTTGGTCGAGTCCGAGTTATTTGGGGTATGTTCTTTGGTGGCGAAGATAAGGTCATCATCATGTCGGCTAACCGAGCAACCTCATTGATGTTGTTTCGAGAAATTGCCTGGACAATTGAATCGACACCAGAACTCAAAGCAATGACAAAGGCAATCCGTTATGCAAATGGTGGCGAACGAATAGAGCTTCTCAATGGCGCAACGCTCGATGTCATCTCAGATAACAGTTCAAGTCCCAGAGGTAGAACCGCTTCATTGTTATGGATTGATGAAATCCGCGAAATCTCAGAAGAAGGATATAAAGCAGCAGTTCCTGTGACTCGCGCAAGGGCAAATGCTCAGACATTCTTAAAATCAAACGCAGGAGACCATGTCAGCAGCGTACTTAATGGCTTAGTCGAACGCGCTAAAGATTATCCGCCTGAAACCTTTGGCTATTACGAATACAGCGCACCTCAATACTGCAAGATTGATATTACTAGCGATTACTTTTGGCGTGAGGCTGTAGCACCTAGTAATCCTGCTCTTGGATACACAATTACAAAAGAATCGATTGAAGAAGCAATAGCGACAAACCCAATCGAGCAAACGAGAACAGAAACGCTGTGCCAATGGATTGACAGCCTTCAATCGCCCTGGCCGCATGGAGTTCTTGAAGAAACCTCAGACAACACACTTGAAATGGCTGTGGGGGCTTATACAGTCTTTGCTTTTGATGTCAGTCCGTCAAGGCGCAACGGATCGCTGGTTGCAGGTCAATTATTGCCTGACGGTCGAATCGGCATAGGAATCCTAGAAACTTATAGCTCTCAAATGGCAATCGATGAGTTAAAGATGGCAGCTAGCATCAAAGCCTGGTGCGACATCTATAAACCGCGATTAGTCTGCTTTGACAAATACGCCACACAGACGATTGCAGACAGATTATCTCAGGCTGGTGTAATGACAGAGGATGTGTCTGGTCAGCAGTTCTACAAAGCCTGTGGTGACTTATTAGAAGGGTTGGTAAATCATCGCGTGGTTCACAATGGACAGGCAGAACTGATCCAACAGATGAATAACTGTGCAGCTAAGGTCAATGACTCTGCATGGCGAATTATTAAGCGAAAGTCAGCCGGTGACATCTCAGCACCTATCGGCTTGGCAATGGTTGTATCAAAACTAATGCTGCCTGCTCCAAAGCCTCAAATTATTGCCTAGACACAAACACCCATAATTGTCAAGAATTAGACAAAGTATGGTAAGATGTCTACATGGGTCGCTTACTGCAAACATTCGGACTACAAACTAAACCTTTACTCGAAGCACAGTCAGCACCCCAAGTTTTAGGCGAATACTCGCCTTATGCAATGCCGTTTCAATATGCGTACGTTTCACGAACAGAAGCAATCTCTGTTCCAGCATTACAACGATGCCGCAATCTTCTCGCTGGCACAATCGGCGCGATTCCTTTAGAGCTTTACAAAAAATCTACAAATGAAGAACTTGGCTCTCCTGTATGGATGGAGCAACCTTCATATTCACAGCCACGATCAGTAACGATTGCCTGGACTGTTGATTCATTATTATTTTACGGACAAGCCTTTTGGAAGGTTGTCGAAGTTTATAACGAAGATGGCAGACCATCACGCTTTGAATGGATTGCTAACTCTCGCGTAACTGCAACACTTGATAGCACAAACACATTTGTGCGTTCTTATGCAGTAGATGGCATTACATTGCCAATGGACGGATTAGGTTCTTTAATCACATTCCAGTCATTAGGCGATGGCATTCTTAACAGCGGAGTTCAAACAATTCGCGCTGCTATGGATGTACAAAAGGCTTCCGTTATTTCAGCAGGTACACTAATGGCTACATGTTACATTAAGAACAACGGTGCAGACCTAGACCCTAAAGAAGTACAGGGATTACTTAACGCATGGAAGAACGCACGCAATAACCGTTCAACAGCGTATCTAACTTCAACACTCGAATACACACCAGTTTCATTCTCACCTAAAGAAATGATGTACAACGAGGCGATTCAGAATCTTGCTACAGAAATTGCTCGTCTTTGCAATGTGCCTGCTTATTATGTCTCTGCTGAGATGAATAACTCAATGACTTACTCAAATGTTCAAGATGAGCGCAAGCAATTCTTAGCGCTATCTTTACAGCCATTTATCACAGCTATTGAAGATCGTCTATCGATGGATGATATTACTCCTAGAGGTCATGTCGTAAAGTTCGACATTGATAAGACATTCTTGCGCACAGACCCACTTGCAGAACTTGCAGTAATAGAAAAATTGCTATCACTTGGACTCGTCACAACAGAGCAAGCGATGGAAATGACAGACCTATCACCTAATGGAAGCAACGGTATGGAATGAACCAAATCGTAACCCTTACAGCCGAACTCACAGCAGATGCTGCTAGCCGAACCATCTCTGGCAAGATTGTGCCATTGAATGTAGAAGCAGGTTCAACCAATTACGGCAAAGTAATTTTTGAATCAGGATCTATTGAGATTCCTGATGCTAAGTCAATCAAGCTCCTTAGCCAACACGATGCAAAGAAGCCTTTGGGTCGTGCAGTAAGTTTCTCAGAGTCAGAGAACTCAATCGATGCAGTATTTTCTATTAGCCGTTCACAACGCGGCACAGAGGCTTTGATACTTGCTGAGGAAGGTTTACAAAGTGGACTTAGTATCGGGGCTGAAGTATTAAAGTCAAAGATTAAGGATGGCGTGACTTATGTATCCGCTGCTCGCTTAGTCGAAGTAAGTTTAGTAACAGAGCCAGCATTTAAGTCTGCTCAGGTTACTGATATTGCAGCAGAAGAAGCCGAAAAGGTAGAAGAAGCTGTAACCGAAACCCAACCAAAAGAAAGCGAGACAGTAGTGGAAGAAACCACAGCAGTCGAAGCAACACCATCAGTAGAAGCTGCGGCTGTCGAGGCTGCTCGTCCTACTGTTACAGCAATGGCTTACACAAAGCCACGCATTGAAATCACAGCTGCGAAGTATGCAGAAAACACAATCCGTGCAGCACTAGGTGATGAGTCAGCTCGTCAATACCTATTGGCAGCAGATAACACAACAGACAACGCAGGCTTAGTTCCTACTCGTCAGTTGCAAGAAATCATCAACCCACTTGGTACAACAATCCGCCCATCAATCGAAGCAATCTCACGCGGAGTGCTTCCTGATGCAGGTATGACATTTGAAATCCCAAAGATTTCAGCAATGCCAACAGTTGCAATAACAGCAGAAGATGCAGCGTTCTCAGACACAGATCAGAACTCATCATTCTTGTCAGTAGATGTCAAGAAGTTTGCCGGACAACAGACATTCTCTGTTGAACTCCTAGACCGTACTTCTCCAGCGTTCTTTGATGAACTCGTTCGCAACATGGGCGCAGCTTACGCAAAGGCAACTGATGCAGCAGTAAACGCAGCAATCATTGCAGGCGCAACAGCAGACGGAACAACAACAACAACTTACCCAACAGCTGCAGAGCTTCTTGGAATTGTTGCACGCGGTTCAGCATCTGTTTACAACGCGACACTTGGACTTCCAAACCCATTCGCTCGCAACATGATTGTAAACACAGCACAATGGTCAAACATCATGACACTTAACGACAACGGACGCCCAATCTACACAGCGTCTAACCCAATGAACGCTGGCGGTTCTGTAGTTCCTACAGCACTACAAGGCAACGTCGCTGGCTTAAACTTGTTCGTTACTCCAAACACAGCAGCTGGAACAGACACAGACGGATCAATCCTTATTGTGAACCCAGACGCTTACACATGGTACGAGTCACCAACATACCGCCTACGCGCAGAATCAACTGCAGCAGGTTCTATTACCATCGGTTACTACGGCTTTGGCGCAATCGCGACAAAGGTAGGCGCTGGTGCGTTCAAGAACAACAAGGCATAAGTAACACCCTAAGTCGCTGGGAGTGGGGCGCAGCCCTTGCTCCACTCCCAGTCTTTAGAAAGGATTGAAATGGCACTGACAACAGTTTCAGAACTCCGCACAACTCTCGGAGTCGGTACGTTGTACACAGATGCCGTTTTACAGGAAGTGTGCGATGCCTCAGATGCAGTCCTACTTCCTATGCTTTGGGCTAATACAAACTTTGCTGTAGCTCACTCAAATGTGGGAACAGCTGGAACTTTATACTTTGATACAAATATCATG